GGGGGTTTCGCTCTGGAACAGGTTATAGTTTGTGAAGTCATTGAAGTACATGCGGAACGTGCCGGTCGCCTGGAACGTGCCGCTGAGAATGCCGACAGACAGCTTGTTGCCGAGGGCATACTCGGGTGCTGCAGCGGTGTTTTCGAGGGTGATCGCCATCTGATCGAGCGAGCCGATCATCGGTTCACCGTTCCAGAAGCAACCGACGAAACCTCCGACCGGGTCCATCACGATGGAAGCCGGCGGCGCAGTTATACCGCCCGATGAGTCGGCGGCTCTGTCGTCCTCGTCCTTGCAGACAATGTCGATCGCACCAGTGAAGAAGTTGCCGATCGACCCGGATAGCGTCATGCGCGAGACATAGGCACCGGGATACACGAGCCACATCGTTGGCGAGAGCATCTGCTGCATGAAGAGCGACTTGAACGTGACCCCGTTCATCATCGAGGAGCCCTTGACCTTCGCCAGGGTCGTGAGCGGCGTCTCCGTTGCGGCGAACACTCGCTGCGGCCCGACCAGCGTGAGATCCTGACTGTTGGCGCTCTTGGTCTGGACGTACCACCAGCCGTTGTTGGCGCCAGTGACGGGAACGAGCGGTCGCGTGTCGGTGCCCAGCAGGAACCCGTAGAGCTTGATCCACGATCCTTGCGCGACGGACAGAAACTTGTTCACAGTGGCAGACGTGAGGTGGCAGACGGCATTGACTCCAGGCGTGGTGACCGTCAGCGCGATGTCCGCCGCAGCACCGGAAATCACAAAGGGCGTCTGCCAGTCCGACCCCATCACGACCGAGAAGAAATCATCGAACAGCCCGTAGCTCAACGCGTAGTTGATGGTGCCGCCGCCGGTCTGCTGTGTCGTGACCGACTGCGAAGCTTCACGGGTAATGTTGATTTCACTCGGCCGCTGCCTGGTTTTCGTTTCCGCGAGCGTGTCGCTCATATAGCGGATCGCCTTGAAGGTCGGCGGGGTTACAGGCAGGACGCCCCAACTCGTCTCACTGAAGTACGAGATTCTGGTTTGGTTGGTTTCAACGCCAGCTTGATAGTTTGCAGTCGCGACCATATCGCTCTCCTGTGTTTATGTTGCTGAACGCGACAGCGGGCCGCGTAACCGATTAGGCGACGACGACAGCGTTTGAGGGGGGCGCTACGGTTTCGCCTTGCGCGTTGCGCGCGGTGACGGTGCAGGTCGCGCTCTTGCCAACGTCAGCGGGCTGCACTGAGTAGTTGGCGGAGTTGGTGCCCACGACCACGCCATCTAGTTTCCACTGGAACCAATACTCGGTCGGCTCGCCTTCCCAGTTCCCCATCGTGCAGTTCAAGACGGCACCGCTTTGCGAAGCGAAGGGGACATCGACGTTCTTTGGGCCACCCAGACCGAGTGACGGGAGCCGTCGAATGACCCCTGTGGTGCCGCCGCTATCGCCAGGAACAGCGACGCCGCCGTGCGGCAGGATTTCCTTCGCGGCGATGCTCTCGTAGATCCAGAAGCCGTGTTTGGTGCCGCCTGAACTCAGTGCGATGGCACGCGCGACTGCATCATCGACGTTGGTCGTGATCATTTCGCCCGTCTCGACGTAGTCGCCAGAACCGGCAGGCGTCTCCGCCAGCATGTGAAACTGTTGCATGGCTTTATTCCCTTATTGCGGAGCTGTTCTTTCGGATTTGTTCAGGGCAAGCCGGTTTCGACCCAGTATCCGACCCGCGTGCCGTTCTGACTGAGTTCGATGCAGCGCATGACGACCGACTGGTAATCTTCGGTCGCTATGACCTCGCCAGTCTCTGTGTAGGTGCCGGAATTCGCGGGAGTTTCCGCGACAATGTGGAACGCCTCTGACATGGCTTGTTTCCTTCTTCACGGTGGTGCGGTGGCGACCAGTCGATCCTCAAATTTGTATCGAACGATCAGCGTCAGACGCCGGTAGACGCCGTCGTCGGTGCCCGGTCCCATCGGATCCATTGACTGGTCGTCGCTGTAGATGAGGCCTGGGATCGTTGTGTTGTTGATGCCGCGAAATGCGGTGGAGAACGCCTTGCGCTGCACGAGGGCTGGCCGCATGCCCGAGCCTCTCGGCACCATGAGATGTATGAATATCTGGCCAGTCTCGACCCACAGGTCGTAGCCGATCTGCATCGGGCCGGCGGTGTTCGCTGCAACCTCGATGTCGACCCATGGCTTCGGTGGTGCAGGACGCGGTCCTGGGTCTTCCAGAGCTAGTTCAACGACGGCGATACCCAATTGCTCCGCCACCGCCTCGATGCGCGGTATGCAATCATCCCAGACCTCGGGTGACATCTCATCCGCCGCCGAGCGTCTTGAGGAAGTACACGCGGTCCTCGGCCACGCGCCGGATGTCGGCATCGCCTTGCACGACGAACGTGCTGCCATTGGCACGAATGACACGATCGCCGTGCCGCGGCGGCTGCGGCCATTGCTTCGCGTTCATCTCGCGGTCGGTGATCATGACCCTGTCGGCGTTCTGCGAGACGCTGCCGATCACCACCATCTCGGCGCCGGTAAACACCATCGCCTTGCACTCGACGCTGAACGCAACCTGCTTCGTGCCGGTCAAACGCTGGACGATGATGAGCTCGCCCTGCGTCTCCAGGGCTCTCATGACGCCGTCAGCGTTCATGATGGTCATTTGGGCAGAACCCGGCAGGACAAGACGGTGTTCACGTAGGTGCCGGTGACGATGAGGACGACGCGAAGCCGATCGCCAAGCACGCGCGCTACCAGCCCGTCCGCGAACACTTCGTTGCCGGCGCTGTCGATGCCGCCGACGTTTGGATCCACCAGGGTCGTGGTGCCGGCGTAGAGCTCGCACAGCACGGTGCGCGCCGCGGCGCCGAAGGTTACCTGCACGATGTCGTAGGCGGGTGCGTCGTAGCCCACAGCCGACTGCACGAGGGCTTTGACGGAGCCACCGCCCGAGCCCCACAGGAACCGCAGTTCGATGGCCACCGACTGCATGCCCTCCAGGCCGGTCGCCCACTCGCCAGTCATTGTCCCAGGCGTCGTTATCTGGAAGTCGGCGTTGTCCGTCCCCGCCGGCTGCAGGGCGTAAACGTCTGAGTTCGTCAGCATGGGGGCCTCGATCAGTTGATCGGGTGGAGGATCGAGCCGCAGCAGTCGACAACCATTCGGGCCTCGGTCTGCACCCGGTAAAAGCGGGAAGAGCAGTCGGGGCAGGGCGGTAGCTCGCACAGCACGACACAGACTTCGGGCTCACAGCTTTCACACTGAATGACGGCCGTCTGACCCTCGATGAGGCGGTGCATGGTCATATCCGGTGCTCCCGATATCGATCGAGGCGACACGCCGCGGCAGGCACGATCGCGCCGCTCTCGCCGGCAACCGGCGTCGCATAGGTCGTGGAGAGCACGTTGGGCACTGTCTCAGAGCGGATCGTCTGGTCGCGCTGTCCTGCGAATTTATGGTTCTGCAGTTGGATCAAGACCGCCGCCTCGATGTCGGGCGGTACGTCGACACCAAGCGTGTAGCCGCCCACGTACTGGACCACGACCACACTCGGGTAGAGGTGATAGAACCAGGGCGGATAATCGAACCACGGCACGTAGCAGAAATTCTCGCCGTCCCATCGCCGCAACAGGCCGGCCTCGGCGTCGAGGTTCCACTGATCGGGCGTCAGCACGACGTTGTCCCAGGTCACTGAGATGACCTCGGTGACCGGCCACAGCACCAGTCGCAGATCGGCGCTCTGTCCGGTGTCCTGGCGGAAGGTGAACGTCTGCTGCAGCGTCTCGGACACGAGCCTGCGGCCGCAATACCCCTCGACCGCGACGCTCTCCTCGGTGATCCAGCGCTTCAGCCTTTTGTCGTAGCTCGATCCGGTGATCTGGAGCTCGTCTTTCGCGGTCGCGAGCGTCGTCAGGTCGCGGCTCTTCGCCGGGGTGATGACGGTGGTGATCGAGCGGATCGACATCAGGACATCCGCGCGAAGGCGAAGCTCGCGATGCCCTCGCGGCCGAGGCGCGTCTCAACCTCGTTGTGCTCGAGCGACACCCAGCCCAGCGAGCGCATAACCTTGAGGAAACCGAAGCTGGTGAAGTACCAGAAGTGTTCGTCTTCCCGGTAGTGTTTGGAGCTCAGTACCTCGCACGGCCCCGAGAACACCGGCAGAGACACGAACACGCGGGCGCTGACGCGGGCCAGGAGCCTGTCGAAGTCCCAAATGTGCTCAAGCACGTCCCACAGCGTCACGGCCTCCACAGGCTCGCTGTAGGGGTTGCAGAAGAGCTCACGCTCGAGGAGCCACTGCACGCCGCACGGGTTGATGTCGTAGCCGCGCGTGCGCTGGCGGGCGTCCACGAATGCCCCGCAGCCGATGCCCACGTCGACAACAGGCCCATCCCAGTGCCGGTTCACGAGATCGACGCGGCTTTCGGTCAGGCGCCGGCCCAGGTCGGTATCGCGGTAGCTCAAGTACTTGGCGAAGTAGCTCGCGTCGTAAGGTGCGACAGGGTCTTTGACGTCGTAGTAGCCAATGCCCAGGTCAGGGAGCCACGTCAGCCGGTCGCGGGCGAGGCGATGGATGAGCGGCGCGGTGTAGGCAATCGCGCCTTGCGTATCCAGCGTGACCACTGGTGCCCAAGGTCCGGTATCCGCTTGTCGCAGCGATGTCGCATGTCCGTGCATACACACCCCTTTTCCGGCATGGCGAAACCGATGCGTTCAGCGAACATCCTCGGATCAAGCAGGCGTTCCGGCGCGTTCATGCCGAGGTTGCCGCCGAGGACGATGAAGGTCGGCGTCTGCAGCGCGACAGCCGCCGGCACGATCCATCCGACCGGGCCGACGACGACAGCGGCATCGCGCACGCACGCCATCAGTTGGCGCACCGAGAGCTCGCCCTTCGTCAGCGCGAGGTTGTGCGGCGGCAGCGTGCCGCCATCCACCCATTCATATCCGTGTTTGATGTCGCAGATGACCACGACAGCGAAGCCGCGTCGTTTGAGATCCCCGGCGATCTCGTTGACATACTCGGGCAACGGGTTCCTCGCCTCATTGTCCCATTCGATCCGGCGCATCACCGGTCTGACGATCGCGAGCGGCGCGGATCCCGTGTCGAAGGGGCATTTGCCCATGTCGGGGAGATCCCAGATGGGCTCCATGCCTATCGGCGGGAGCTTCCGCTCCATGATCGACGCCACGTTGCTGCGAACGAGCTCCTGTGCGCCGTAGCCCAGTGCCACCGTCTCAACAGGCTCTGGAGGCCGGAACCACTGGTTGATCTGCGTGCGTGCGAGGTTCCGCATCTGTGTCCGCAACTGGCGCTGGCCGCGCACCAGCCGCACGGGTAGATCCGTGTAGAATTCCGGCCAGGGTGTTTCGAGGTAGACCTCCCGCCGTGCTGCGGTGCCGGCGACGAAGGGACGAGAATAAATTGCGTCCCCCATGCCCCAAGGCGCGCGAATGAAGAGCGGACTACCGTCGCCCTTTGGGCTTCTGCGTGGCATGCGGTTTCGCCGTTGGTGGTGGAGCCGGTGCCTTCGCAGGCGGTAGCGCCGGCTCATCCGCCACAACCTTGATCTGCTCGTTTTCATCGAGACAAGGGACAGCCAGACCAGCGAGCTCAAGATCTCTGGCGCGATTGGTATGCGCCTCGAATCGCTGGCCTGGATGCACCACGCCCTCAAAATCGTAGTTGATCCACGGTCTGAGGGCTTCCATCAGCATCGGTATTACTCCAGTATAGTTCTCAGGGAACCGTGCCGTAGATGAATGCGGCTGGCCTGTATACTGCGAGTGCGAGCCTTTCTTCTCCACGGATCGTAATCATGTTCTTAACAAAATCCAGATCATTTTCCGTGGACAGTAGTATTTCTATCGACATCCTGTCGAAGATCTGTGCGCCCAATTGGAATGCTCCGGTCAGGAAGTGCCCAACCTGCATCGCTTGGGTATCGACCACCGGCAGGTTCCAAAGCCGCTTGCCGAGGATCCCGGTGGGATCACCGACGATGTAGCGACCCTGCGTGTCTTTCGTCAGTTCGATCTTTCCCCAGTCGGTTGGGTGCAGGACGTAGCCACTCGCCGGATAGAGCGCGAGCGTTGCCTGCAGTGACGCGAGCCGCAAAGTGTCGATCGCGGTCGGTAGAGCAGGAGTAAAGGCGGCAGAATAGGCGGAGGCTTGAGGAATAATACCCAGGAGGTGTTGACCAGTACCGTCCCCGTAGAGCAGTTCTGCCTCTTCGACAAATTGCAGACCGTAAGTCAAGCGACCATCGATGACGCTCCTCAACTGTGGCGCGTCATCCATGATCTGGCGGCTCGCCTTCATGAAATGAGCGATGGTGCGAACCGGGAGGCTCTTCAGATCGAACGTGATGTTGCTCTGCGGCTTGAGTTGCCCTTCCGATACCACCGCCGCTCCAGTCACCGCCGGGTCATCGGTTTCCACCGCGTACTCGATAGCATTGCTTGACGTGGTGCCGGGAGTGATCAGGTTCCTGACAACCATCTGCCTCATCGGAGGGGTGATCATCCCCTGACGATCGGCAACGACCAGCGAGGTCGATGGCGACCGGCCGGCGCCAACCGTGGGATTGCCCGAGGTGATGTCCTTGAGCTCGATGCTCATCCGCGCTGAACCGGACTTGCTCTGCATCAACGCTTTGACGCCTGCGTCATCGACAACGAGGTCGCCAAGCGACTTGAGCTCCTCGGGATTGCCTGGGCCGCTGCGGACCATTTTCTGCTCGACCGCGGTCAGCCTGTCAGCAATCGTGTTCATCTCGGTCAACGCCTTGTCGGCCTTGGCCTTGGTTTCATCGGTCAGGGTGCCGAGATTCTTCATCTCGGTCATAGCCTTTTCCGCAGCCGCCATCGTCGTGTCGGTAGCCTCTTTGAACTTGACAACGAGTGCCTTGAGTTCAACCTCGGGATCGTCTGCCATTGGGTTAACCCTTGCTGGTGAGAGAGGCAGTCAGTGACTTGAAGGTCGCTGCGCGTGCCTCGATTGCCGCCTGCTTCTCAACAGCCTCATCCCGAGGCTCCTTGAAACCCGTGATCTCGGCGATGATCCGGGCTTGCGAATGAGAGAGTTCGAAGCTCGCCCGGAGCCACGCCTCTAATTCGCGAATTGTTGTGGGTGCCGACATGGCATAGCCGTTTGGCGTGGCGCTGCCGGTCAATGCGGTGTGGGCATCCATCAGATGCTGCATCATCTGCGACCGCTGGTCGGCAGACGGACTGTTAGAACCTGAGAGGGACTGCTGGTGCAGCTTCATGCATGCGGCCACTGCGTCCATCGCAGCGCGCGCGTCCACGTTCTTCATCACCGCGTTCAGATACTGCACTTGCGCCAGGGCGTTCGCGGGATCTCGCACGAGGTCGACCGAGTGCAGATCGAGCCGGTTGATGGTGCGGTGTGGCTCGCCTTCCTTCTTGGAGCGGACGTCGCCACCCGGCGGCACCTTGAACGCAATCGACAAGCCGGCGATCGCCTTGTCACGCATCAGGCCGAGGATGCGCTTGCTGTGGTCGGTATCGAGAGCGCTGATCTTGCCTTTGACGTGGAGCCCCTTGCTGTCCTCGCTCATCGCCTGCCACACGCCGATCGGAAGCGGATCGCCGCCGAGCTCGTAGGCCGAATGCTCTGCGTACATCCCCGGCATCGTCCCGGCCGCGACATGCCTCGACAGCGTCTCAGCGAACGCGCCAGGGGAGATGACGTGGCCATAGCTGTCGGTGTTGCTGAAGACGGCGCCGTAGCCCTCAAAGGCTCCAGGCTGGCCGTCGCCAACGAAGTTAAGCTCCATCGGAGCCGCGAACCGGTCGTACAGCATTGGTGTTCTCCTACTCGGTCGGCGTGCCCTGCGGGCCGGTCGGTGTTGGCGTCGCCACGAACCCTGGATCGATCGGTTTCGGCTGTTTGAACGTCGCTTCTTTGCCGAGCAGTTGGATCGGCAGCATGTTGCTCTGGACAGTGAGGTCGTCGCCGCCCTCAAGCGGAGCCACGTTGTCGAGCGCCCGCACCTCGTTCCGCGTGCGGAGGCCGTGATCGACCAAGGCAGTCATCAATGCAGCGCGGCCGGCGCTGTCCGCTCTCAAGAGCGCGTCGACATTGAACTCCGCGTAGTACGTGTTCTTCTCGCCAGGATTGAGCAAGTCCTTCCGGACTGACTGCTCAATGGACTTAAGTAAAGGCCGCAATGTATACGTGAGGAACCAGAGGTTCATCTGTTCTAACCCTGTTCCCCACGCCGTGCTTTTCTCCATATGACCTATCATTACTGGCTGCACACCGAACCAGCGGCACACCTCCTCGACACCGAACGCTCGCGTTGCCAGGAGTTGCGCGTCTTCCGGCTTCATGCTGATCATCTCGGGCTTCATTCCGCCCTCGAGGAGCGCCCATCCACCGCTGTTGATGGAGCCAACCAGCTTTTCCTTTGTCTCCTCTTCGAAGCGCTTGCGCTGTGGTTCCGGCAGGAACTTCTCCATCGTGAACAGCATCGAAGGCCGCATGCCGTTCCTGAAGAAACTGGCGGCAGATTTGTCCGCCGCCAGCGATATACCCAGCGTCTCCCGCGCTTGGCCGACTATCGACAGGCCGTTCATGCCATCGAGCGTGAAGCCCTTTATGTGCATCACCTCTTCTTCTTGAAGCTCGGTGACCTTTCCCATCCACGAGTAGAAGTAGGTGATCGAATTGTCCGAGTTCCGCCTCGATGTCAGGCGGTCTGGAACCATTGGGGACAACGCGACAACGCGATTGTTTCCATCAATGCGTTGGATCTGAACGTAGGCGTTGCCCCACAACAAAATGCACGCAATGACCGCTTCCCAAAACGTGACCGCGGTCATGTCTAAGTTTGGCTGGTCGTGAAGCAGTTGGTAGAGCGGATGATCGCGTGCGACGGTGCCTCGGCCGTCCTTGTCGCTCTTATAGATCTGGCACGGCAGCGTCGCGATCGTCTGCGCTATCAACCTGACGCAAGCGTAGACCGTGCCGATCGACAGAGCGGTTCGCGGGGAGACAATCTCGCCCGCATATGTCGG